AAAGAAAAAAGGTAAAAAAAAATATACTGCAAAACAAATGAAGATAGCTCGTGTAGCTTTTCCAAGAGATAGAATTACAAGAGCAGACTTTGCAGCTTTAAGAAAAGGTAGAAAAAAAACATGACAACTAAATCAGTTAAAGCACCAAGAGGTTTTCATTGGATGAAAAAAGGTAGTTCATTTAAATTAATGAAAGGTGCATACAAACCACACAAAGGAGCTGTAAAGATGGCAAAGTTTACAGTACAGAAAAGACATGGCTAAACTTTGTGCAAAAGGTAAAGCTGCTGCAAAGCGTAAGTTTAAAGTATACCCATCAGCGTATGCCAATATGTACGCTGCTGGTGTATGTAGTGGTAGAATAAAACCTAAAAGAAAAAAGAAAAGATAATGTCAAAAGGTTTACGATCATGGGTCAGAGCCAACTGGGTAGATATTGCTAACCCCAAGAAAGGTGGTGGCTTTCCTAAATGTGGTCGTAGTAAAGGTGAGAAAAGAAGAAACTATCCAAAATGTGTACCTTTATCTAAAGCAAGAGCTATGTCACCTAGTCAAAGACGTGCTGCGGTATCAAGAAAACAAAGAGCAGAGAGAAGAACTCGTACAGGTAAAAGACCTAACTACGCTAGGACTTAAACTTCGTTACCCCAAAAATCCCAGCCATTAGTTTTTTGCCTAGCAAATAGTTCTATTCGTGGTAGATCACCACAAAGCTCAACTATTTTATTTCTAATAATAAAAGGTTTTTTACTATGCACATCTCTCTCTGCAATAACAAGTTTATCTACATTTGTACCAAATCTTTTTGGTTTTCCTTTTGTAGCTAAAATACAAATTTCAGGATTTGCTCTACTCCAATATCCTGGTCCTTTCCAAAATCTAGTTTTGGTTTTATTTTTATTTTCTTTTATCCAGTAAAAGCCTATTGTTTTGTAATTAAAACCCCAAGAATCTATAACCTCTAATTGTTTGTTAATTAAAGGGTCAGTACACCACATAAATAAAATACAATCTTTTTCTGAAATAGATGCCACTGGTAAAGATTTTATATCTTCTAAAGACATACAAGAATAATGATGACTTGCATTATGATTTGATTTTTCATCGTTATAATTTTTAAAAGTCCATGGTGGATCGGCATAAATTATATTATATTTTTTATTAGGAAAAAGTATCATTAATATTTTTCAAGTTCCTTCTTAATTATCTCGTAGTCTTTCCAAATAAATTCTAAAGGTTTCCAAACCCCTGCTTGTCTAACCTTCTGTCGTCTGTAATGAATAATCGTTGAATGATCGTAGTTAAAAAAGTTTCCTAACTTGGGTGTAGAAATTTGGAAGTGTTCTAAAATATAATTAATGATCACAGCTCTTGGCTTAATCATGTAATTTAATCTTCGTCTGCTCATTATATCATCGGCTGATACATTAAAATGTTTTGATACTGTGGCTAATATTTTATTAAAAGTTTCGTAACCAACAGGATGTTTGTATTCTACTTCTTTTTTGATTCTATCTCGATCCTCTTTCATTCTATACTTATCAGCTAGTGCCTGGCTTTTGTAGACAAGATGTGTCTCGGCTAACCGGTAACCATTCTTAAATCCTGTTCTGTAAATCTGTAGTTCTCTTGGTGTTAGTTCTCTAAACATGATAGCTCTCATGCCTAATTTAATTTGATGTTTTTTCTTTTGTATTGTTTCGAAGTGCATAGTCCCCTTTCAGTTGTTACCAACTTTTGTTTTATTTTTTTTTTATAAGTTAATAAAAGACTAGGCTCTCATTAACTTGTCCTCGTAGTCTACAACTTTCAAATGTAAGCTGTAACTTTCAGCTTTTAATTTGTTAGCTTTGTGTAAGGTTCTAACATACAGTTCACTTTTCTTTCTCTGTAAGTCCCTTACTTTTTGTAGACTCTCCTTGATCTTTTGTTGATCTTGGTTTTGAGTCATAAGTTTCCTCCTTCACTTTTGTAAAGTCCCATTTAATCTCATTGACTTTTACTTCTACCAACTCGCCTTCATTTGAAGGATTGGCAGCCTTCTTCACATCGTCAAACTTATCTATATAAGTAAAGTTTGCGTTGCCATGTCTTGATCTTATATATGATTTTACCTTTTTGTCAATCATTGTAATCTCTTTCTAATATAAATTCTAGGTTTTGTATGGCTTTTAGTATATCCTCTTTTCCGTTTTTTTTCTTGTGTCTTGAAACGTATTTAATAACACAGCCTTCAGCAAACTCCATGCGATTAGCTTGTATATATTCTATTGGCTGTATGGTCATGGTTTTGTACCACTCACCACCAACTTGTTTCTGTAAATTCTTTTTGTTCATAAAGTTTGTCAGCAAAGAGGCGAGGAAAAACAACGATTCGAAAGGAAGCCAAGGGGATGGCTAAAACCTCGCCTCAAAGCAGAGATCATAGTTCTCGTAGATTAGTATGATCTTCTTTGATTATTACCATAAGTTCCAGTTCTTTTAAAAGGTTTTTTATAACCTGTGAAAGACTGTTGCTTACCCCCACCTTGTGATCCTGATTGTGCATTATCTTGTGGTGTTAATACAACATTCAATCCACCAGTCGGTGTTCCATCCTCTTCTGTATCATCAAAGGCAGCTTGGTTATACCAAGTTCCATTAATGTTTGCAGAAATTCTCCAAGTTTTACCTGGAGGTGATTTAGGATTTATTGGTGCTACAAAGCTAGGTCGATTATCGCCTGGCTGTTTGTCAGCATTCGGTATAAGTTTTATATATAGCTTATCCATTATATTTTCTCCTGTTTAGTTATTAAGTTCATCCTAGATTTAAAAGCATTGTCTAGCAATCTAAAATCTTTTGGATGATTTTTTTCTGTCTCTATAAATGTAGGTCTATACACATGATAACGAAGATGATTTAATCTTGTTTCATGTGGAGCTTTCTTTAACTCCTCTACTATTTTTTTGACAGGTGTACCCTTCGTACTTGAAGGGTCTTTAGTTTCCTTGGCTGTCGGTATGTTTAAAGATGTTAGCTCTTCGAGGGAGGTTATATCTTTATCCAACACACCAAGAAAACTCAAGCTCCTTGATATTGCGAAACTTTCAGCCATAGGTAAAGCACCTTGTATGTAAGTTCCGTTTTTCTTTTTAAATTGTTTGTAATGTCCTGTAGCTAACACTCGTTCAGGATCATAGGCTAGTATCTTACACTTTGCAATGTAGTAATCATCATGTTCAAAGACTGATGTATCAAAACCTAATTCATTACCAAAAACTTGTCTGAAATATTTAATCTTGCTCCATAAAGATACAGTAGTTTGACCTGTTGTTAGGTTCTTGTACACGCCATCTTTACGACACAATTCATTTATCTTGTTTATTTTATCTATCATGTTTATCCCCATAGTTGTTTTATTACTGCTAGTTGATCTGCACTAGCATCTTTCATAGTCCAATGTGATAAGTCAGGTTTCTCTACTAATCCTGCCATCACCTTTGGATCGCCATTACTTACTTCAAGTAATCTCTGTATGGTCATAGCTTTCTGTACCATTTCGCTATAACAATATTCTAAATGATCATCCCATAATGCAGGATGATTGTTATCAAAAATAATATATTCTTTCTCATTGACGTAAAATAAAAACGGCTGCTTTTCTGTTGCAATTCTATAAAAAGCTACTTGGTTTATGTTTATTGGATCAGGTTCTAGTGGTAGCTTTTGTGTGTAGATTTTTAAACTATCTACATTTAAACCTCTTGCACTTGGTGGCTTGGACTTTTGTTCAGCAAATATTTTATCTGACTCCCAGTCTATACGACCTAATATATCTATACCTAAACCTTTAGGTGATAGTGATACATATCTCTCACACATCAAAGGTTGCTTGCCAAATATTTCTTTAACTACTTTTAATACGTTCTTGATGGTGTCGTGTAATCTTTCAGTAACCATCTCTTTAATCTTATCATCTCTTTGATCATAGCTTTCTTTTTTGTATAGATTATATTCATGATTAAAGATGGTATTGTAATCTCTATCTTTGATCTCATGTCTTTCTGCACCCTCAAAGATATACTTACCTATTAGTCTTTGTGCTACGTTGCCTGATACAGATCCATAACCTAATTTAAAATTCTTCTTGTCAGCTCTTCTACGTTTTTGATCACGCACAAAATAATCTACTATCCACATACCGATAGGTTTCATCTTGCTTAACTGTGTAAAGCTGAAATGATCCTGACCTTGACCACCATTTGTTTTGTCGTATAGTTTTTTTAAATCCATTGTTTTTGATTTGGTATAAAATAGAATAACCTATTTGTCAAATAAAAAAGGCGACCCATTTCTGAGCCGCCTTGGTTTATTTATTTAGAGATACTATCTAACCATTCTTGGTTATGTTTAGTAGTATGCTTACCGCCTCTAATTCTAGTTGATGGCATTTCCTTTATTAAAAGATATACATAACTTTCGCTATGTTCTTTTAACAAATCTTCTTCAGAAATGTACAACCTATTTCTAACTCTATTACCAAATTCAAAAACAAAAGTTTTTTTCTCCTCTTGCATTTCAAATATTGCTAATAGCTTATCACAGATAAAATAACTTTTATCTATAATATTTACCAATCCTTTATTTTCTTTTTTATTTTCGATTGGTAGTGGTGGCATTAGTTCCATTTTTTTTCCTTTGTTGTTTTTATTAATATCTCATTATACCATATTGGTTATTAGATGTCAACAGTTTTTTTTCTATTGATTTTACTAGACAATTTGGTAAAGAGATATTTCAAAACTAAAAAACAGGAGAACAATGACACTTAAAGAATACATGAAGAAACATAAACTTAGCTGTTCGGAAATGGCTAGGCAATGTGGAATACATAACATCAATCCAGCCACGAACATTTGGCGTTACTCTCACGAGCAAAGAATACCACGCAAAGCAGAGATGAAGAAAATATATCTTGGTACAAACAAACAGGTGCAACCCAATGACTTCTATGACTTCATCGAAAAAAATTAAATACAAAAGAGTTCGTATTACTTGGTTCGACATTACCGCAAGTGATGAAACGTGGATGC